ATTTTCGCCAACGACTGTACTAAATTTCAACAATGGGCAACCTGCGGACCAAGAAAAAGACGACATCACTAATAGAATAATGAACCAATTAACAGGTTCAACAGGCAAGAAGTTAGTAGTATCTTTTAACGATAACGAAGCTACAAAAACAACAATTGATAGTGTACCTTTAAACGATGCACCTGAACATTATGCATATCTAAGTGAAGAATGTAGAACTAAAATAATGGTAGGTCATAACGTTGTTAGTCCTTTGATTTTTGGTATTGCTACAACAACTGGATTTAGTGCTAATGCGGATGAGTTACAAAATTCGTTTACATTGTACGAAAATATGGTTATCAAGCCAAAACAACAATTGATAATTGATTCTTTAAAGAAAATATTTAGAGTTAATGACATTAATTTAGATTTAGCTTTTAAGTCATTGAATCCATTTAAATCGAGTTCTTCAGAATTACAAACATTGTCTAAACAAGATGATACACAAACCATTCATATGAATTCGGACAAATCAGAACTTGAATTATTATTAGATGAGTTTGGTGAAGATATTGATGAAAACTACGTATTAATTGATGAAAGGGATGCCGATTATGATAATGAAGAGTTTTTAAACGAATATTTAAACGACCTTGAAAATACTACTACAAAACTTTCTTTAATTGATAAAGTATTTAATTTTGTTTCAACAGGAACAGCAAGACCAACGGCAGTATCTTCACAAGACAAACAAATAAAAGGAATAATGTTCAAGGTTCGATATAAATATACAGGTAATCCTAACCCTGAAAGAGCTTTTTGTAAAGCAATGATGAGCGCAAACAAAGTATATAGAAAAGAGGATATTGACAGAATGAGTGAAAGTATTGTTAATAGAGGTTTTGGTGAATTTGGAGCTGACAAATACGATATTTTTAGATTCCATGGAGGTCCTCGATGCCATCATAAATGGTCACGATTAACTTATATGTTAAATGATAAAGATGTGTTTGAAAAGGTAGGAACAAGAGCAGCAGAGATTAGAGGGTACAAAGTGACTAACCCCTCAGAAGTTTCTGTTTATCCTAACAACTTACCATTAAAAGGATATAGTCCAAGAAATAAAAATTTACCTTCAGACGTGAAATAAATAATAAGGTTGGTATTATATTGTAATCATTTTATTATCTTTGTAAAAAAATAAGATAATATGGAAATTTGGAAAGCAATTAAAGGATTTGAAAAACAATATGAAGTTAGTAATATTGGAAACATTAGAAGTATTGATAGGATAGTGAAACATTATAAAGAGGGTTTTACAAGGGTTTACAAAGGGACGCCTAAAAACATAAGATTAAATGATAAAGGATATTACAGATGTAATTTAAAAAATGATGGTAAAAGATTTGATTTTACAGTACATAGATTAGTAGCTGAAGCGTTTATACCAAATGAAGAAAATAAACCAGTAGTAAACCATATAAATGGTATTAAAACAGATAATAGAGTTGAAAATTTAGAGTGGTGTACAATAAGCGAAAACATTATACACGCAACAAAAAACAGATTAATAAAAACTAAATTAACAGATGAACAAGCTTTAGATATTTTTAACTCAAATTTATCTACAAGAAAATTAGGAAAAATATATAGTATATCTCCATGTATTGTTTGGAGAATTAAAAATAAAAAAGCATATAGACAATTATGGCAGAAGCACTACTAATTAACAAAACAGACATCGCAAAATACACTTCATTAGATGGTAACATCGATTATGATAAATTATTACCATTTGTTAAGATTGCACAAGATATATGGATTCAACAATACACAGGTACAGATTTATTGAATAAGATTAAAGCGGATATTTTAGCAAATACTTTATCAGGAAACTATTTGACTATAACTACGACATTTTTAAAACCTATGTTGATTTTTTATTCAATGGTTGAATATTTGCCTTTCTCGAGCTTTCAAATCTCTAATAATGGTGTATATCAAAAAGAGGTTGAAAGTTCAACAGCGGTAAGCTATGAGAATATTCAGCTACTTGCTGAAAAGTATAAAAAGATTGCGGAAAACTACTCACAAAGGTTTGTTGATTATATGTGTTTTTCATCAAATTTATTTCCTGAATATACAAGTAATACTAACGATGATATACACCCAATTAGAGAGAATTATTATACCAATTGGCACATATGAAAAAGTACGCTCCAAAAAAAGAAAATATTAAAAAATTAGAAATATATCTAAAAAAGATTTATGGCGACGATAAAAATAGAGAACTTAACAGCAAAGACAACCAACCTAACAGCAAACGATAGGTTACCACTTGCAGAACCTGATGGTGTTGGAGGTTATGTAACTAAACACGTAACAGGTCAACAAATGCTCGACTATTTTGAAGCTGAAATAGTTGTAGGTACATCTGGAGACATGACAAAGGCGGTGTATGATACTGATGACGATGGTGTAGTTGATTCAACTGAAAAGGAAGTTTTATTAGTTAGAAATACAACAGGTTCAACTATTCCTAAAGGTTCAGTAGTATACATAAATGGTGCTACTGGTCAAATGCCAACTGTAACGCTTGCGGATGCTGATAGTGAAGCGACATCGAGTAAAACAATAGGATTAACGTTAACTGCGTTATCAAATAATACAAATGGATATATTATTACAAGCGGATTGTTTCATACTTTAGACACGTCTGCCTATGCTGATGGAGATAGCTTGTGGCTTTCGTCAACTGCGGGTCAAATGGTTGCAAATACACCACCTGCGGAGCCTGCACATTCTGTTTATATTGGTCGTGTTGCTTATAGTCATGGAGTGAATGGAAAAATTGTTGTAGCTATTCAAAACGGATACGAATTAAATGAGTTACATGGTGTAAGTGTAACAAGTCCAGTAAACAATGATATTTTAACTTATAATAGTGGTACTGGTCTATGGGAAAATAAACAATTTACGAGCGATAACGTTGAATACATATTAGTAAATTCTAAATCTGATTTACCGACTGCGAGTGGTGGTGTTATTACTTTAGTAGACAACTATACTTATGTTATTACTAAAACTATTGATTTAACAGGAGATAGATTAGTAGGCGGTCAAAATAGTGTTATTTTAGGTACAAGTTCTGAAAATTGTATTTTAAAAAGTACTGGGTTAAGTAGTTCAACTGCATTAATAACCTCTGTTTATTCGTTACCTATGCGAAATATTACGATTACTCATGGTACTGCTTTAAATTTAGATGGGGATGGAACAACAACTGCATTAGATTGGTTTGGTGTTAATTTTACAGATTGCGCAACGGTTGGAATTATTAAAGACTACACTAATTTTATTATGGGAGATAGTGCTTTTCTTAATTCTCAAGGCTTAACTTTTGATGGAACGATAGGAACGATAGGAATGACAAATTGTTTATTTGATTGTGCAAGTTCTGGAACTGTTTTCACATTACCAAGTACACTAACTGTAAGTAGAAGATTTAGGATTATTTATTCCTCTTTTGTAGTTTTATCAGGTGAAACTGGTATAAATGCTTCATCAAGTGCAACTATTGGAGATGAAAAGTATATTTTAGATACTGTTAATTTCAGCGGTGGAGGAACTTATTTAAGTGGGTTAGATTCAACATCAAATAAATCTTTATTTGCAAATTGTGTTGGAATAGCGAATACTTCAACACGTGGTTTTATGTACATGGTTAACAATACTACTGACACTACAATAGGAGTTTCAAACGTAAATGTTTGGGTTAAAGCATCAGGTACAACAACAGCAGGTTCTAACAACTCTAAATTTACGCATACATCAAATAAATTGACTTACACTGGGGCGTTTATCAATAGTTTTTTAATTTCAATTAGTGCAAACGTGCGGAGTGGATCATCTTCGCAAGTTATATCTATTGGAGTCGCTAAAAATGGAAGTATTTTAACTGAAAGTGAAATGACAATTAGAACAGATGTAGCTAACCAAGAATACCCGGGCTCAACACATACTCAAATTGAAATGACAGCAAATGATTATGTTGAATTATTTGTGAAAAATACAAGTTCATCAAATATGCGAGTTTCTGATTTAAACTTTTCTGTTATCAAAATACCTGTATAATTAGACAACAATACACACTTAATTAGTTATTAGATTATGGAATGGGGTAACGGAGCATTTAATTTAATAGGATGGGGTAAAAGTAATTCTGAAGGAGATAACCTCATAACAGAAGATGGACAATTCTATTTCTATGAAAATGAAGAATCTATAATAACACAATTACCGACTTATGATTTAAACGGATGGGGTTCTGTTTATGAAGTTAGTTGGTCAGGTCAAACAAAATTATCGAGATAAATATGAAATTTACAGAATTAACAGCAAAAGGTAGTTCAATAGTAGCTACGGATATATTAGCAATTGCAGAAGATCAAGGAGGAGGTGTATATAGCTCTAAATCTATTACAGGAGCTAATATTTTAAACGCAAGAGTTCAAAGCGTTACAAGTTCTGCGACTGTTACAGCTACATCAACAAATGATTTAGTGAAAATTACCGCACAAGCAGAGGCATTAACGTTAGCTAATCCAACAGGAACATTTACCGAGGGACAAGCTTTATTGTTTAGAATTAAAGACAATGGTACTGCTCGAGCTATTACATACGGATCTAAATTTAGAGCCTTAGGAGTTACTTTACCGACTACAACAACGTTAAGTAAAACAACGTATTTAGGTGTAGTCTACAACGCTACGGATGATAAATTTGACGTTTTAGGAGTTAACACAGAAGCGTAATGAGAAATTATTATCCTTTAATAAATAGTATGGGTAGTGGTGCTGCTGCGCCAAGTTATCTTTTAGATACTTATAGTGGAGCAATTGCTGCATATTCACTTAGAAAATTAAGTTCAGCATACACTGGTTATGCTATACGTGTAAGACGTTCAAGTGATAATAATTCGCAAGACATTGGATTCGATGGAAGTGGAAATTTAGACACTACATCTATGTTATCATTTGTTGGTGCTGGAAATGGATTTGTGTCTATATGGTATGATCAAAGTGGAAATGGTAAAAATTTAATACAACCAACTTTAACTTATCAACCATTAATAATTATTAGTGGAAATTTAGTTATAAGAAATTCAAAAACTGCAGTTAGATTTGAGAATAATTTTAACCATTTATACACAACAAGTACTATAAGTACATCTATTAAAAATAATTTTACTACTCTTAGTATAGATGGAAATGCAACTGCGGATTACCCAAGTATATGGACATGGAGAGCCAGTGGTATAAATGTGGCTTGGATGCAAGCTTCGAATGAAACGAGAGCAATTGGTGTTTACCCAAGTTCAAATAAAATAATAGGGGGTAATATAACGTCTTTTTACGCTAATAATATCTCTCAAAATGTTGCTAATTTAGCTTGGGGTATTGGTATAACTTTGCCAAATGCAAACACTAATCTTAACTTAATATCATTGAATCAGACATCAACCGCTGGTAACAAGTATATGATGGTAGGTGCTGACCCTTACAATGTTAATGTTGGTGTAAGATTCAACGGTTCAATTAGTGAAAGTATTTTCTTTGAAAATGAATCAACTTCAATAAATGCAATTAACACTAATATTAATTCTTATTATACAATCTACTAAACATGACAGGATACAAATACACAACAGAACAAGAAGCAATTGCAGCACGCAATCAAGCAACCACTTATAAAGGACTGCCTAATCCACAAGGAGATACACTTTATTGGGTAAATTACAATTATTCTAATTTAGATTCAATATATTACATTCAATATGTTGATGGGTTAGAGAACGTTTTAGGCACGCCAATTGAATTTACAATTACAATACCAGAATTATGAAAAATTTAATAGAACGTTGGAATAGTCCAACTCCGAAATTTTGGAAGAAAGTTCAAAAAAACGGTTTAGCACTATCAATTTTAGGAGGTGTGATAGTGAAGTTTCAACCTTTAATAGGTGGAATAATTATAAGTGTAGGTTCAACAATTAGTGCATTAGCTCAATTAACAACAGAAGATTAAATGGAATGGATAAGTAATATAATCAACTCGAAGTTGTCGCCTTTAATGATATTTGTTTTAATATTGTTAGGGTTAATATTATATTACTTTCAAAAGCCAATTGTATCGTGGTTAACTTCTTTAGTAAAGAAAGAAAAAGAGGGTAAAATTAGCGATCTAAAATCGCATGATATTTTTAACACTTTACAAAGAGTAAAGCAAGAAGTATCATTTATGAAGTTTTACACAAATGGTGAATATGACGCTACTAAATCTCGTATGTGTAATGACTTTGCAAAATTTAAATGCAATGTTTGTAGTGATTATTTTTACGAGTTCATTTTAAAAGATTTCACAGGTGTAGACTTCGACCAATTAAAACAAATGGTCCTTAAAGAGATGTGGGCGATGCACGCGGAGTATGTTAAACAAACACGTGCATTTTGGCTTTCTAAAGGTATTAAGTTAGAAGATGTAGACTACATTATAGAATTGTTTGAAAAGTTCCGCTACGATGTTGTAGTAAGCTTTCAGCACAGAATAGAAGCTATTTTCGCAAGTACTCACCATAAGACAACGTTTGATAAGATTTTAGCAGTATATGAGATGTTTTCAATGGGGATCGATTTGCTTCCAAAAGATATGTTAACTACATTTGAGGCATTAAATGGAAAATTTAAAAATATAAAGTATGAGTAATGTTAGAAACTATACAACAGACCAACTATTAAACAAAGTCAAATCTTTACCATCGTTTAAAGCTTTTCCACAAGGATATTGGATTTTAGGCGTTAGAAGTAACGAAGATGAACCTAACAAATTTGACGATAAATTTTACATTTTCAGAGGCGAGGAATTCATCAAGGTAACATCAGGAACTACAAACCCTGGAACACCAATATTAAAAGGTGGTTTTCTTGAATATAACAAAGTAGGTGCAGCAGTTGTTAAGTCTGAGGAATGGTATTACGGAATGTGGAAATATGGGCTTCATAGGGGAAAAATGCCAGCACTTGTACAGGTTGGTGAATGTCTTGTATACCGAGATGGAGATAAAGACGCTAAAAGCGAGGAAATCGGTAAACCTATCAAAGGGTTGTATGGTATTAACTTCCATTCTACAAGTTACGACCTAACAAGCCACGCAGTCACACAAAATATAGGGACTTGGTCAGCAGGTTGTGCAGTATGTAATAACATAGAACAATACAAGATGATTATTAATATGATTAAAAACGAAATGAGAATTTCTTACTGTTTAATCAACGAGTTCTAATTTGCATAAACAATACAATATCAAGAGGTTAATAGCCTCTTTTTTTGTGTCTTAAAATATTTAATTATTTTTTTATTATTTTTTTATTATTTATTCAAAAACTATTTATATATTTGTTCTATAGATAACCAATTAAAAATTAGAAATCATGAAAGCAACGATCAAAACAACAGCAAACAAATCAGCAAAAACTTACACTATTAGAGAGTGTGATAGTAATGGGAAAACGTTCATAAAATATAGAACGTATAGAATGTCAAGACAAGAGTTTGATAGTGCATATTATTGGACAGAAAATGATTGGAAACAATATCTAAAAACTGATGAATATTCAGTAATTAGATAATATGGTATAAAAACCCTTTTAAACATTACAAAGCAGTATTAATTGATTAAAACACAAAAACATGAAAAGCGAGACAGTAAAATTCAGCATTACTCAAATAGATTCTGTAATTAAAAGATTAGAGGAATTGAAAGAAGACGTTAAACAGCTTGAGACATATGAAAAATATGCTGAAAAAAGGCTGATGATAGAGTTAAAAAAGGGAGGTATAATTTCATCAATAACAATGATATGAGCAATTTAGGATTAATAATAGTTTTAGTTTTAGTGTTAGGATTTTTAAAAATAATGTCATTCCAAGATTAATGGAAAGAAGTATTAGAGATATAAAGCGAAAAGTTAATACTTTTTTAGTAGCAGGATGGAAGCTTGAAGAAATTGCGGATCATTTAGGAATGTGTAAAAAAACTCTCCACAGCTACTATAAGATGAAATACACCTACAAGGTTGTAACAATGGGTTATAAAAACGAAGCTTACGCAACAGAGGAAGAAATGATACAAGGTTTTAAATGTAGCTATAATGATTTAAGTAATTTAGAAAAAGAAATATACAATAGTTTATGAAGAAATTTATACAATGGTTAAAAAGCATTAACCAACATTTAATACAAGTTAGAAACCAAAATTTATTCTAATGATTACAAACTTTGAAGAAATAACGCACGAACTTAATACGGAAGAACTGCACCTCGCAGAGCTATTAATTAAGAGTTTTAAAGCACGTTCTAAGGTTAACCCAGTTATAGCTAAGGAAATTGTAGAAGGAGTGAATAGAACGTATAATTTAAAGACTAAATTTAATGATGCGAGATTACGAAAGATAGTTAACTATTATCGCACTCATTCAATCATACCTTTGTTGAGTTGTAAATATGGTTATTATGTAAGCTATAATGAGGATGAAATAAGAAGTAATATAACAAGTTTAACACAACGTGCTACGAGCATATTAGATTGTGTTTATGGGTTAGAAAGATTAATAAAAAATGAATCAAAAAACGTTTGATTAAAAAATAATTATTATATTTGTCTATCGAAGCGTGAGAAACTCCGAAAAAATTTATTAAAAAACGAATACAAAAGCTAACTGATAAGGTTTTCTCACGCACCTTTGAAGTTGGCTTTTTGTGTTAAAAAAATTTATTTATTATGATTTACAAATTTCAAGATGAAACAACTACTTTAGAAGTAGAATTGTTTAATGAAAAATCTGTTGTTTTTACAGTTTTAGATGAAAATGATGAACCAGTATGCGCCTATTTAAATAAAAAGGACATTTATCATTTAATTGGTGCTTTGCATTTGATTCATAAAGAAATGAAATAATGAAAGACAATTATATAGTTATTCAAGGATGGATGGTTTCAGAATTGAATTTGTCAGGAAATGATTTGCTTACATACGCCCTTATTTATGGTTTTTCTCAAGATGGTGAAAGTGAGTTTACTGGTTCTATTAATTACTTATGTAAGTGGCTTAATTGTTCACGTCCTACTGCTATAAAATCATTGAAGTTTTTAACTGAAAAAAACCTAATTATTAAGAATGTAAATACTATTAATGGAGTTAGTTTTAATAGGTATAAAATTTCTTTATGGGTAGTAAAGAATCTTAACATGGGTAGTAAAGAAACTTTACTGGGGGGTAGTAAAGAAACTTTACCCAATAATACTATTATTAATAATACTAATAATAATATAGAAAATAATATATATTCATTTGATGAATTTTGGAACACTTATGACAAGAAACTTGATCGTAAAACTTGTGAACAAAAATTTAATAGGTTGTCAAATGAACAAAAAGTAAAAATAAAATTGGTATTACCTAATTATCTTAAATCGGTAAAAGATAAACAATATTTAAAACACCCTAAAACTTGGTTATATAATGAATGTTGGAATGATGAAATAAAAAACGAAACTATTTCACAAAATAAACAAGGTGTAATAATAGAGACAGAAGAACAAATGTTAAAACGTAGATTTGCAAAATCATGAAACAGTTTATAAAATGGAATACATTGCCATTAAAAAAATATAGTGGTAGAGAGGCTTTAAGATGCCCAGCTTGTGATGAGGTAAGAACAGATAAAAAAGATAAGTCTTTGAAAATTCAACACGATAAAGGATTTGGATCTTGTTTTTACTGCAAAGCTTTAACATTTAGAGATTCAGTTACTGACACTTTTAAAGAAAAAGTTTATACATTTCCAAAACAAGAATGGAAAAACTACACTAATTTACCTGATAAACTTGTTAAATGGGTTTGGAGTGAAAGGAATATTAGCCAAAATACTCTCAATCAACTTGAAATTACACAAGAAGAGGTTTATTTTCCACAAATTCAAAAGAAACAAAATGCAATTGTGTTTAATTACTTTGAAGGGGAAACATTAGTTAATAAAAAATATAGAGGTGTTGCAAATATCAACGGAGAAACAAAAAAACTATTTACTTCGCACACTGGAGGAAAGCCAATATTTTACAATATAAATTCTATTATTGGTTTAGATGAATGTTACATAGTAGAAGGGGAATTTGATGTTTTAGCACTTTATGAAATAGGAATTAAGAACGTTATAAGCCTTCCAAATGGTGCAAATGATAACGATGATTTTTGGATTAATTCTGAAAAATATTTAAAAGATGTTAAAAAATTTATTATTGCAACCGATAACGATCAAAAAGGAATTGAAGTTAGAGAAAAGATAGCGCAAAGATTAGGGCGTTACAGATGCGTTTACATTGAATTTGACAGCAAGGATGCTAACGATGATTTAAAGCTTGGAAAACTAACTAATTCTATAAAAAAAGAGCATAGATTCAGTATAGGTGGAACATTTACAAGTTTTGATTTATTAGATTCAATATTAAGACTAAAAGAAAAAGGATTACCTGATACAATTTCACCAAAGAAATCTGTTTTTGGAAATTTAAAAGAAACTTTTTCTATTATGATGGGGCAATTAACTACTATAACAGGTATTCCTTCACATGGAAAGAGTAGTTTTTTGGATTGGTATTTGCTTAATTTAATTCACGAATACGGATATAAAGCTTCTATTTACTCACCTGAGCATAATCCGCTTGAATTATTTGCTACAAAACATATTCAATTAGCAATTGGTAAACCTTTTTATGGAGAAAATGGATGTAATGATACAGATATTTATAGGTTTATTGAATGGTCAAAAGATAAAATGTATTATACAACTCAAGAACAGGATAAAGCTCCTGATTGGGATTGGTTATTTAATAAATTTGAAGAACAGATTTTTACCTATGGTATTAATTTATTTGTAATAGATGCATGGAATAAAATTCAAATGCCAAAAGGGTTAGGAGGTAAGGAAGGAATTGACATTATTTTAACTAAACTAACTATGTTTTGCGTAAAATATAACGTTCATATATTTTTAGTTGCACATCCTACTAAAATGAAAAAAGATGCAAATGGAGATTATGAAATGCCAACTCTATACGATGTAAGTGGTTCATCTGATTTTAAAAATCAAACTCATAATGGATTTACAATTTATAGACAGTTTGAAACAGAAGAAAAAGAAGGATTTACAATGTTTTCAAATCAAAAAACTAAATTCTCATTTCAAGGTAAGATTGAAGGTTTAGTGAAATTTAAGTATCATATTCCAACAGGAAGATATTATGTTGAAGGAAGTAATCCTGAAGGTTTTGACTTAACATTAAATTATGAAGAAATATCACAAATAGAACCTATTAATTATTTTGAACCTAATACTAAATTCGATGAATGTCCTTTCTAAATTAGAACAAGAAAACCAATATTTACAAATGGAACTAAAGTTTCTGAAAAGTAAAATTGATAATCAATTAAAAGAGTTGAAAATAGAATATAAAAAAGGCTATATGGATGGCTTTATATCAGGTTATAATAAAAAATTAGATGAAAAAAATTAACGTAGTAAGTTTATTCAATGGAATGAACACAGGTAGACAAGCCTTAGAAAATATTGGAATAAAAGTTAATAAATATTATTCGAGTGAGATTAAACCTTATGCAATTGAATTAACACAACATCATTTCCCTGACACTATACAAGTAGGCGATGTAACTAAATGGAAAGAATGGGATATTGACTGGAAAAGCATTGATTTGATATTAAGCGGATCTCCTTGTCAAGATTTAAGCGCAGCAGGAAAACGAGCAGGTATTCACGGAAAGAAATCATCTTTGTTTTTTACTTTTGTTGATATTTTGAATCATTGTAAATCACTTAATTCAAATGTGTTATTTTTACAGGAAAATGTAGGTAGTGCAAGTAAATTAGATGTTGGAATAATGAGTAGAGAATTAGGGGTTTACCCTGTTCGCTTTAATAGTTCAAAAGTAGTGGCACAGATGAGAGATAGATATTACTGGACCAATATACAAACGAAACAAACTATGTTTGATACGGTTGTTGATATTCCGGAACCAAAAGACCGTAAAATTTATTTAAAAGATATTTTAGAAAATGGATATACTGAAAAATCAAAATCAATGTGTTTGCTTGAAAGTAATTCAAGACTATTAAGCACACCAAGTAAGATGGCACGTAGATATTTTGAAATTGGAATGGCTAATTTAATTTTTAAAGACGAACAAACATACTTACGTGTTAAAGAAGCGACATCAATTGGATTTGTAGATATAGCAAACAATGAAGCAGTTGATTTAAGTTACCCAACATCAACAACAAGAAGAGGGAGAGGAATGAAAGAAAAATCTAATTGCCTATTACGTAACAATGAATACTTTGTTTTTCAAGATGGAGATATTCGATACTTCACACAAATAGAACTTGAAAGACTTCAAGGTTTTGAAGATGGATATACAAGTATTTTAACAAGAAATCAAGCGGCGTGTTTATTAGGTGATGGTTGGACGTTACCAGTTATTGAGCATATATTTATTTTTATTAAAAAATAGTTAGTTATGAAAGCGAAAGAAAAAGCAAAAGAATTAGTATTAGCGTTTAGACCTTATGTTTATGAATATTATATACCCGAAGAATATATAATTAGTAAATGCAAAGAGTCAGCATTAATTTCAGTAGATGAAATAATAAATTCAAGTCCTATGTATTACAATGGTTTTGAATATGAAAGCAATTTAGAATATTGGATTGAAGTAAGGAAAGAAATAGAAAATATTGGTGATAATTATATTGTTTGGTAATATGTATAGAGTATTAAGAAGTCAAAAAAAAGGAGAAAAATTTTATTATCAAATTCAATATAAAAATACAGAGCCTAAAAAATGGTATCATAAATTTTTTAATATTCATTATGAAAAATGGAAGCCTTATGTTATACATGATAAATATTTCTATGAGAGTATTGATGAAATAGAAGAAATATTTATGTTTATTTTAAAAATAGATGTGGATTTAAAACAATTAATTGAAATTAAATATTATGAATAAAGAAAATTTTGAAAGAGCATTAAAAAAAAATAAAATAATTAAATATCATAAACTTTTTGAATCTGTTTTAAAAGATTATTTAGATTATGAAAAATGTTGTAAATTTTATATAGCTGGAAATGATAGTACTGGTATTTGTGATAATTGTAATCAACCACTTGGAAAACATAAATTTAATTAAAAGATGCAAAAACAATTTGAAATGAAATAATTTATTATATTTGTTACATCGAAGCGTAGGAAACTCCGAAAAATATTTTTTATAACACAAAGTCAAGCAACAAGGTTTTCCTACGCACCTTCGTTAGCTTGGCTTTTTTATTAATCGATTTAAATTAAATAATTATGAAAATAATAAAAGGAACTGCAATAGAATGGATTATAGAGATAATTAATTCCAATATACCTTTAACTATCGATATAATTGAAACAGCAAAAAAAATAGAAAAAGATAACATAATTAATGCTTTTGATAATGCTAAACCAAATTATGGCAATCATATGAGTGGTGAAGAATATTATCAAGAAAATTTTAAATAAAATAAATATGTAAGATGTAATAATACATTTTATGCTTTGGATGTTTTCAGGTGTAAATATGATGAGATTAATTTATAGAATAATAGATAAAAAAGATGAAAAGCAAAACATTTAAACTACCGATTTTTTATGGTAAAGTAACTATTATAAAATGTGATAGTTGGAAAGAAATATATGATATTATAGGTATAGAAGTAGATGAAAGACACGCTGAATTTTGTTACAAGAAAACTGAACACAACTATTACATCTGTTTAAAGACTAATAACATTTCACAAATAGTTCACGAAATAGTCCATTTGGTGAACTATATTTATATTGATAGTAATATTCGTAAGTCAAGAACAAATGATGAGCCTGAAGCATATCTATTTGCATATTTATTTAAAAAAGTAGTAAAATTTTTGAAAGATGAAAAAAAGGATAAAATTTATTAAAGGGATTTTAATTCCTTACATAGCTGAAGCATATGATACAAGTAGAGACGATGCGGAGTTTTTAATTAAAATGTATTTAAAAATAGATTCATTTGGAAAATGTGATGGTGAGCAATTGGATGAAGCTATTAACTTTATGGATCAATTACTACTTGAAAAAAACATAGATATAAATGAAACAATTAAAACAAAAGAAATGTAGGGTGTGTAAAACTCTTTTTAATCCATTTAGAAGTACACAAGTCGTCTGTAATTATCTTTGCGCACAACTATACGCAGATGAACTAAACAGAAAAAAAGAGCTTAAAGATTGGAAGATTAAAAAGGCTAAAATGAAAGAGGACTTGATGAGTCTTTCAGATTGGTTGAAGATAGCACAAATACACTTTAATACTTACATACGATATAGAGACAAAGATAAACCATGCATAAGTTGTGGAAAAGAATTGAGAAAAGGAAATACAGATGCTGGTCACTACATGTCAAGTGGTGGTCATTATAATGTTAGGTTTAATGAAGATAATGTTCACGGACAATGTTCAAGACCTTGCAATAAAGACAAATCAGGTGATCTTATTAATTACAGAAAAGGTTTGATTAATAGAATAGGTTTGGAACGTTTGGAGTATTTAGAAAGCATTGCTAACGAAACAAGAAAGTTTAATATTCAAGAAGTCAAAGAGTTAATAAATATTTATAAAAATAAAATAAAAAAATAGTAGTTAATTAATTATTTTATATTATATTTGTACAAGTTCTTTGACATCGCGGGAAAATTAAAAAAATCAAAAACAATTTAATAATGGATATAACACACGTACAAGAGTACTTCCGTGAGCAGATTGCCGCAGGTACTTATGAAGTAATGGGAAGGTTTGGAAATAAAATCTTCTTAGAAGTAGAAAACAGACCATTCTGCATTTATGTAGGCACTCGTCCAGAGTATACAACGCAAACAGGTAACATATGCGACAACTACATAAATTTAGGATTATTTACAGAACAACAAAAAATAGATATTTATGACAGAGAAAACTGAACGCAAAGCACTTACTACTTTATCAAAGAAAGCAAACGATCAAGTAAAGCGAGTGAGAACAATTGATAACTACATTAACCATAGTTATGAGATGAAAGGGTACTACATTAATTTAGCTTGCGAGCTAATGGAGTTATTGCCTAATGAAACGATTGAGAAATATTTAAAACTACGCAAATGATTTACGGAAAACTATTAAAAGCAAAAAAAGAGATCGGAAAGGTAAAAAAGACTATGAGAAATAGTCATTTTAAAAATACTTATGCTGATATTAACAATTTATTAGAAGTTGTCGAGCCTGTATTACTTGAAAATGGTTTATTATTATTGCAACCAGTTATAAATAATAAGGTAATCACTCAAATAATAGATGCTGAAACTGGAGAAAAAATAGAAAGCATTTTAGAATTAGATGGTAATTTAAACCCACAACAAAGAGGAAGCCAAATAACATATTATAGAAGATATACTTTACAATCTTTGTTATCGTTAGAGGTTATAGATGACGATGGAAATAACGCATCTCAAAATATTAAGCCAAAAAAAGTTTTGATTTCAGAGCAACAATTTAATAAAGCAGTTGAACGTATAATTAATGGAGAAGTTGAATTGTATGCTAAATTAAAAGAAACTTATGAATTGTCATCACAACAAATTTTAGAATTAGAGGAGATAATTAAAGCCTAAAAAAATGAGTAGAGTTTATGATTACTACCGGACACCTGATCAATCGGAAGTAGAAGAACAAGAACGTCTCGAGTATTTGAGATGGTATCAAGAACAACAAGAAAAACAAAACCAAGAAAAAAGCAAAGAAGATGGAAAAGAGCCTTTACAAGATTAACGCTGAATATTTAGAATTATTTGGCAGAATAGAATTAGCAGATGGTGTGTTGACACCTGAGTTGGAAGAAGAGTTAATCATCAAAAAATCAGAATTAGAAGTTAAAAGCATTGCGTATGCAGAGGTTATCAAGCAACGAGAAAGCTTTAATGTACGCATAGATGATGAAATTAAGCGATTACAAGCGTTAAAAAAGCAAAATGATACATTGGTATCAAGGCTTAAATCAAACTTGTTACAAGCTGTAAATATATTTGGAAATTATGAAGCAGGATTTTTAAAGTTTAGTACTCGTAAATCAAAGCAAGTTGTTATAGATTACGATGTGAATGACCTACCAAAGCAATATAAAACGGTTAAAGTTACAGAAACAGCGGATAAAGTAGCAATCAAGAAAGCAATCGAAAGTGGTCAGGAAGTTTATGGATGTCGATTAGTAGAAAACATTAATCTTACAATAAAATGAAAAAAATAATAATAGGAGGTTGGTTAGTGCTGACCTCTTTAACTTTTGAAGCTACATATTACGGAGGTTCTTTTCATGGAAACCTAACCTATTCAGGTGAGAAGTTTGATAAAAACAAAATGACTTGCGCCTCGAATCACTTTAAGATCGGTACAATGTTAGAAGTAACTAATCCAATTAATCACAAGTCGGTAGTTGTTAAAGTTAACGACAAAGGAAGAATGAAAAACAATGTGATAGACCTATCAGAAAGAGCATTTAAAAAAATCGCTTCGCTAAAAGAGGGAAGAATTAAAGTAACAATTAAAAAATTTGATGAATTATGAAAACTAAAAAACCAGTAAAAAAGCAAATAAGATCTTTAAAAGATTTACCTGAAAAGCAACAGGAAATGTACAAGGAGTTTTACCAACACATCGCACGTGCAATGATGCTGTGTCAGTCGGCTATTCATTCTTTAGATGACGTTAAAACAAACGCATTTAACAAACATATGCTAACAAGTACAATTAACACGTTTATGAGAGGGATAGAACTTTACGCTGATGTATTCGTTGAAACGAACAATATTGACATGGTACAATCATTTAGTAATATAGTAGAGCAGATTGATCAATTTAAACAAGAAATAAAAGTTTCAATAGTATGAGTAATCCGAAAGAAAAAGCAAGTGAGTTAGTTTGGAAGTATTACCATAATATTGAGCATACTATATCAAATGAGTACGCAAGTAAAGATTGGGAGATTGCCAAACAATGCGCATTAATTGCAGTTGAATTTTCACGTGAATTTATAACAGGTGATTTAAGTGAAAGATTTGATAAAACAATGTATTTATTAGAAATTAAAGAAGAAATAGAAAAGTTATGAATGTAGAGTTAATATCAATATTTGGCAACGATGAAATGGTTGTAGATTGCGCACGTGTATCCTATCAAAAAGAGTCGGCTAATTATTCATCAGAACAAAATGAAAAACTGATTAATTTCTTGGCAAAGCACAATCATTGGAGCCCTTTTAGTCACCCACGTTTACAATTTAGGTTGCAAATTCCTATTTATGTGGAGCGTCAATTGATTAAAACACAAGCAGGTGTCGAGTATAACTCGATATCGGGACGTTACGTGGATTTTAGTGATACATACACACCAATTAAAAGATGGCGTAAACAATCTAAAGATAGTAAACAAGGAAGTGCGGAAGAACTTAGGTTGTCAAGTCAGTTAGTTTGTCAAGAAATTGAAGATAATGTTTTAGACGTTTGTAAACAAGCATATAGCGATTTAATTAAATTAGGTGTAAGTAAAGAACAAGCACGAACAATACTACCTTTAAATCTTAACACGACTATGATTTGGACAGGTTCACTCTATTCATTCATTCGATTATGTAAGCAGCGTTTAAAACAAGACGCACAGCAAGAAACACGTGAAGTGGTTGAAGAAATGTTAAAGCAAGTAAAAGAAAATGGAAGTTTTGAGTTGAGTTTAAAAGCATTTGAATTATGATGACGGATAATATAAATTATACTATTAATAATCATTTAAATATAATTCCAATAGATTTATTAAAAGAATGTTATGAGCATAGTTTAAATACACATTGGAGATATAGAACAAAAGAATATATAATAAACCAAAAAAAAATTGGATGTTATTTATTGTATGATGAAAACAAAAAAATAATTTATATTGGAAAATCTTCAAATTCAATAAGAATGAGACTTTTGTCTCATTGTATTGCTCCAATATCAGTATACTTAAAAGATTATGAAAAAGATAAAATATTATTAAAAAGAAAGCTGACAAGATTTTTTTCATATATTGAAGTAGATAAACATATGATAGATTTTGTTGAACGAGGTTTGATAAATAAATATCAGCCTATTTTAAATGTGGAATTTATACATTCTTAACCTTATAAATTAAAAAAATAACTAAATTTAAATTATGAAAATAACAGGAGAACTAATTAAAAAATTTGATTCCGAAAAGATATCGGATAAGTTTACAAAAAGAATGTTTGTAGTAAGAACATTAGAGCAATATCCTCAAGAATTAGCTATACAGCTTAACAACGATAGATGCTCGTTAATTGATTCAGTAAGACAAGGCGAACAAGTTGAAGCAAACGTAAATCTTAGAGGTAGAGAGTACAATGGTAAGTGGTTTAATACAATCGAATGCTGGTCCTTAAACATTCAAACAGCCGACAAAGAGCGTATCGAAGAGCTTAAAGTTGAAAGTAATAATCAAGATTTACCTTTCTAATGAACGCACGTAAATTAATATTTAATCGTTTAACAGTAATATGGAGTGGTGTTAGTCGCATCGCTCCTAAATCTAAAGATGATTTGTTTTGTAAAAGATGGAAGCAAAGAGAAAACCGAAAGGGAGTAATAAAAGAAAAAAAGTATATAAACGATGAGCAAGATTAAAGTAGGTGATAAGATAAGGTCAAAAAAGACAGTTGTTTTTTATGAAAAAAACGTTATAACATGGAATAAAATTTATGAAGTTGCACATATTACTGAATGTGAGACTGGCTATCAAGTAATAAATGATTTAAATGAATTAATGATTTTTAAAATGCATGCTTTTGATAAAGAATTTGAATTAGTAGAAGAAAAAACTGATTTTGTAGTTAATAAAGTAATACAGAAATTTCGTGAACGTTCACAAATTGGAATAGAAAAATATGGTAAAACTTTGGCGGAAAATAACACTGACAATTTTCTTACTCATCTACAGGAAGAGCTGATGGATGCGGTAAATTACATCGAGAAACTAAAGACTCAAGAAAGCAGTGAACTATTTGACAACATTAGAAAGTGGTTTGATGAGAAAGAATTAATCAAACAAGAAAACGCACCTAAGCAAATGATGAAAGTCATGGAAGAACTTGGAGAGCTATCCAGTGCGATAATCAAAGGTAAACGTGACGAAGAAATAGACGCATTCGGTGATGTAATGATTACTTTGTTAGGATTATCTTATATGCGTAATGTATCATTAATGGCTTGTACACGTTCAGCGTACGAAGTAATTAAAAACAGACGAGGTAAAGTAGTTAACGGATCATTTATTAAGGAATGAACATAATTGAAAACGTTAGTACTTCCTACTTATCTGTAGCAAGATATAGTGGTGGCGTAGTAATTAATGGAGTTGAATACATTTATGAAAATAGTACTGATAGATTGATTCTTAAGAGCTATTATAATAAATACATTCAATCAAAGAAACAAGTTAAGATAGAAGATAGACAAATTAAAATGAATTTATAATGGAAGAGCAAGAAATAAGAAATAAAATTGAAGTGTTAAAAGCAACTTTAACAGGGGAATTGTTGGAAGATTGCGAAACTCAAGCACAAATTTACGAGCTTAAAAAACAATTATCACTTGAAACTAATAAGACAATTGAAGAAATTGACGAAGAAGATGGAGATATTTGCCTCAGTTGTGGATCATAGTTAGTATATTTGTATGCTTTTAAATGGTTTTATCCTCACATCTATATTGGTGTGGGGATTTTTTATTATATTTAACACGTGAACGCACATTTAGACATTTTAGCACGACATGACGAAGATTGGAAACGTATAGTACGTTCCTTCGGTCACTCAGAACATTATGATGATATTGTTCAAGATTTCTACATGAAAGTATACAACAACAAAGTAGTTAAGGTTATCGAAAACAACCAACCGAACAAAGTATATTGTTGGGTGATACTACGAAACCTTTACTTTGACTATCATAGACTTAACAAAGAGCATATAAACATTGATTTAATCAGAGATTTAGTTCAAGAGGACCATATGGAGCTAAAACGAAAGTGGGAAAAAGTATACAATACAGAGGAAGAAACAAAAAAAGACTTCCATTGGTTTGACTTAATGCTTTGGCAACTATACACCACAACTGATTTATCAATGCGTGACATAGCACGAGACACTAACATATCACTAAAAACTATCTTTGCAACCTTAAAACATTGCAGAGAACAAATACAACATAGATTATGGCAAGAAGAAAATCAAAAGGACTCGGAGATTCAATTGAAAAGTTCACCGAAGCAACAGGAATTAAGTCAGTTGTAGATAAGGTTTCAGAAATTACTGGTTTAGATTGTGGTTGCGATAAACGAAAAGAAACACTTAACAAACTATTTCCATACAAGAAACCTGAATGCTTTAATGAAAACGAATTAGAGATTCTAAGCGCGTATAAGGAAAGAAAGCCTGTTACTATATCACCAGTAGAACAAAATGCAATAAACAAGATATATGCACGAGTAATGAAAACAAAAGTAGAATATACTACCTGCGGTTCTTGTTTAGCGGATAGGTTGCACCAATTAATGAGATTGTATAATGAATATTAAAGAATTGTATAACTACATTTATATAGAGAATGAGTTTTATTTTGGAGGTATTGAAATAATATATTTTTTAAACTAATGAACTACTTATTAGCTATAATATTTTTAATGCTATCATGGACGATACTATTCATGTATTTGTACTATATAGCATTTGAATAAACAAAAAAAAATCAATGGAAAAACAAAGAGGCGGTAAAAGAGAAGGAGCAGGTAGAAAACCAGTAGCAGAAGAAAAAAGAGTTACTGATTTAATTGTTAAAGCTCTTAAAGGTTATCATTCTGTTGAAACAGATGAGGAAGCAAAAGAAAAATTTATTATAGATTTATACGGTACTACAAGAGGTCAAATTTTTTTAGCTGAACATTTATTTGGTAAACCAAAAGAAACAGTTGATAATAATATTAATTTGACTGATTTTAATATTAGTGAACTTGTTAGATTTAAAGACTAAATACGTACCATTATTTGAAAAGAATAGTCGGTATTATGTAGTAACAGGAGGTAGGGGAAGCGGTAAGTCTTTTTCGCTTAATGTATTTCTATTGCTATTAACATTTGAGAGTGGTCATGTTATTTTGTTTACACGTTATACATTAACTTCCGCACAAGTTTCAATTATTCCTGAGTTTTTAGAAAAGATTGAAATACTAAATCTTGAACACAAATTCCATGTTACCAAAGATGAAATAATTAATTTAGATACAGGAAGTAGGATTTTATTTAAGGGTATCAAAACAAGTTCAGGAAATCAAACAGCAAATTTAAAATCTTTGTCAGGTGTTACTACTTGGGTACTTGATGAAGCTGAAGAGCTACAAGATGAAGATACATTTGATAAGATTGATTTTTCAATACGTGTTAAGACTAAACACAATAGAGTTATACTTGTACTCAATCCAACGACAAAAGAGCATTTTATTTATAGAAAATTCTTTGAACAAAATGGTATTAATGGAGGAGAAAACACACAGAAGAATGACACTACATTTATTCATACTACCTACTTAGATAACATCGAAAATATTTCTCAATCTTATTTATCACAGATTGAACGAATGAAAGTAGAAAGACCTGACAAGTTTAAACACACAATTCTTGGTGGTTGGTTAGATAAAGCTGAGGGTGTAATATTTAATAATTGGTCAATAGGTAGCTTTGTTAATTGTGGTACCATTGTTTTTGGTCAAGACTTTGGTTCAGTAGACCCTACTACATTGGTTAAAACTTCAATTGATAAAACAAATAAAAAGATTTACATTGAACTTTGCTACTATAAATCAGATTTAACACCTACTCAAATAGTAGAGCTTAATAAAAAGTTTTGTGAGAAAAGTTTAATTGTAGCAGACCATGCCGAAAAATTAACCATTGCAGAAATGAAGAGTAAAGGTTTAGTTGTAGTTGATTGTGTTAAAGGTGCTGGAAGTGTAAACGATGGAATAAGACTACTAAAAGATTATGATTTAGTAATTAGTGAGGATAGTGTTGATTTGATTAAAGAGTTAAATAATTATTGTTGGTTAGAAAAAAAGAGTGAGACACCGATTGATATGTACAACCATGCTATTGATGCCTTGAGATATGCTGTTTCATATCAGTTAGCTAAACCAAATCATGGTAACTACAAAATAGGAATTAGATAGTTAATATATTATGAAGATAGAATTAAACGTGCCTGATAATTTAAGCGAAATAACACTTAAACAATATCAGAAGTACAACACGATAACAACAACAAATGAAGACGCTACGTTCATCACTCAAAAGATGATTGAAATATTTTGTAATGTATCTTTAGCGAATATCGTAAGCATGAAAGCAACAACTATAAATGAGTTGATGTCACATTTTAAGAAGATATTTGAAGAGCCGAGAGCATTCGTTCAAAGATTCACTATTGAAGGTATAGAGTTTGGATTCATTCCTAACTTGGAGGAAATAAGTTTTGAAGAGTATGTGGACATAGAGGCAAACATTACAGACGTAAACAAGTTGCACAAAGCTTTATCTATACTTTATAGACCGATTAAGGAACGTAAAAAAGATTTGTATACTATCGAATCAAAGGACAGAGGAAAAGACTTTACAGAGGTATTAAAATACACACCTTTAAATATTGCATTATCAGCGCAGGTTTTTTTTTGGACTTTAGGTCTCGAATTGTTGAAAGCTATCCCAAACTATTTGGAAGTGCAGACGAGGGAACTCCAGACTATACAGCAAAAGGACAATTTAGCAAGCAGTGGGGATGGTATCACTCAATCTATGATCTCGCTAACGGAGACGTTACAAAGTTTGACGAAGTTACAAGGCAAGGATTACACAAGTGCCTTACACTATTGACATATAAACACGATTTAAACAAAATAATACAGCAAGAAAATGATAGGATATTACACGCTAATAGATAAACTAAAGACTATTTTAGAAGTAGAACCATTTATCAACACGATAACAAAGGGAGGTATTGATCAAGTGGATTTGCAAAAGGTATCACTTTATCCAATTTGCCACATATCTATTAACAATTCACGAATAGAAAGCAGTACAATCGTTTATAACGTGTCTTTTATTCTGATGGACATATTGGATCACAACAAAAAAGAAAGTTCACACGTGTATTACTCGCACGACAACGAGGATGACATAATAAACCAAATGAATGAACAAGCGATAAGAATCTATGAACTATTTAGACGTGGTGCTTTTTATAATAACGGAATGCAGTTAGTTGATGAAAGCGCAAATATCGAATATTTTTCAGATAGGTTTGTAGATAAGGTTGCAGGGTGCACTTTGACTTTAGACGTTGCTCTTTACAATAATGGGACAATATGCTAAGAGATGATATAATAGATGAATTAGAACGCTTTAAAAAGTACGTTGTAAGTCAATCACGTGCTAACTTAACGAGAGGGGGGAAAAACGTTTCTAAGAAGCTTTATAACTCAATCAATGGAGAAACATTCGCAAGTAAAAAAGGGTCGTCTATTGGCTTGTATTTTGAAATGGAAGATCATGGAAGCTACCAAGACCAAGGAGTAAAAGGTAAAATTTCAAGCAATCGTGCGCCTAACTCACCTTATAAATTTGGAACTGGAACAGGACCAAAAGGAGGATTAACAGAAGGTATAAGAGGTTGGGTAAAAGCAAAGAGAATACAATTTAAAGACATCAAAGGACGTTTTTTAAGCTACGAACAAACAGCTTTTATTATTACACGTGCTATCTACAACAAAGGGTTAAAACCAAGTTATTTCTTTACAAAGCCATTTAACAAAGCATTTGAAAGATTACCGAATGATATAGTTGATAGATATGGTTTAGTATTAGAAGAATTACTTAAACAACAATTAAAATGAGTTCATCAGTAACAGCAAGAATTTACGCGAGATCACCTTATATTGTAAGTATAAACGAAGAAGGTCAAGTGTCAGGTAAAGTTGAAATATATTTGTCTAATACAATTAATACAATTCCTGCTTCACCTCAATATACTTTAAGCAAACCAATTCCAAGCAGTAATTTAACAGAAATTACATTTGATATTTCACCATATTGTAGAGAGTTTATAAGTAATTCTTCACCGCAGCCATCATTGACGAATACAGCTCCATTAGACAATTACGAATATTGTTATTTTGAGGTGTTTGCATATTATGATTTAGGAGATGGATATTTATTAGGAACATTTTATAAAGGTGTTGCGACAAATGGATATAATTCATTTGAAGATTATGCCAATGCAGATAATGCAATAGCTGGTATTTATGCTAAATCAGGTGTATATTATTACTATCCTGATTCAAATACAATTGGAAGAATAGGGCATATTGGAATTCATAAATATAACGGAACTTCAGCTATTACATCTGCAGTTTATACAGATTTAATAGAGGGTGTTGTTACGACTGTTGATTTAAGTACAAGTAGTTCTAATCCTTCTCAATTTAGAGTGATACCAAAAGTTTTAAGTGGAAATTATTTCAGTGGGAATATTTTAGAATTAAAAAATGGCTCTACTGTTTTAAAAACATTTACATTTAAACCTATACTTGAATGCAAATATACACCTGTTAAAATTGATTACATAGATAAGTTTGGTATGTGGAATTTTCTATGGTTCTTTAAATCTTCAAATGAAAATATTTCTACTACTTCAAAGCAGTATAATATTAAACAAACTTCATGGAATTACGACCCAATTTATGGAGTATCTAAAATCTTTAATAAGACAGGACGCAAAACTTTTACATTAAATACAGGTTGGATGGAAGAAGATAGTAACTTCCAAATAGAAGAGTTGATGTTAAGTGAAAGAGTTTTAATAGATGGTAAACCTGCGATTTTGAAAACAGATAAAACAGAATTGTTTAAACACTTGAACAACAAACAATTTAGTTACCAAATGGAGTTTGAATTAGCTTACGATTTAATACAGAATGTAAAATGAGACAAGTTGATATTTGGATTGAAAACGAAACTGCAGGAGTATATGACAAAATCGAGCTATTCCAAGATGAGGAAATCATCATTAATAGTTCAATACAGAATGTACAAGATATTTCAAAGGTGTTTACTGATTTTAGTCAAACATTTACCATTCCTGCGAGTTCAGAAAATAATAGAATTTTTAAGCATTATTATGAGAATGCTGTTGACACTTCAATAAATCCAAATTATAGACGTAACGCATACATTGAAATAGATTTAAGCCCATTTAAAAGTGGGAAAATAGCAATCGAGAAAGCTAACATAGTAAACGACAAAATAGAAAGTTATACAATTACATTTTACGGTCTTGTTATATCATTAAAGGATAAGTTTGAAAAATTTAAGTTAGTTGATTTGGATTTCAGTGATTTGAATTTCACTAACAATTTATCAAATACTATTGGATATATTAATACTTCAAGTGATTTAGATTTAGCTTTTCCATTAATATCTACAAAACAAAATAGAGTTTGGAATTATGGATTAGCAAATTCAAACGATATTAGTACAACTGCTGGAGCTATTGATTATTTAGAATTAAATCCTGCAATTAGAAGCAAAACAATTTTAAACAAAATAGCAACTAAATGTGGATTGACATTTACTGGGGAATTTCTGAATGATAAAAGGTTTACTAAATCCTTTTTATGGTTTCAAAATGATAAAGAAAAATTACCTCGCACAGGTTCGCAGTTTAATGTATTTAATGATATTCGTCTTTATTACAATGCGTTTAACCAATTAGGTCAACAGTTTTCATTGTCTAAATACTATACAACTGCATCCCCTTTAGAGCTTCCATTTTACGAGCAAGATTTATTTGATTTACAAAATGCAACTATTGGTGTTCAAAATGTAGTTGGTTTGGAATCAACTATTAATAATATAACTTTTAATTTTACGAGTTCTTCAGGTATTACAAAAATATACATTAAAATATTTATTAATAACAAATTTTATTATGAGGTTGAGGGTGTTAGTGGTACAGCTATAATAGCTGTTAGTGGTCAATTACAATCTTTAGTAAAAGGTAATTATTCGTTTTATATTCAAACAGAAGATCCAACAACGTTAACAGGAACGATGACAGCTAACATAGCTCGTAATGGTTTTGTATATGTTGATGGTGGAAATGTATATAGAAGCAATGCACAAGTTTTTAAATATGTTTCTAATTTACAATCTAAAACATTTACAGCGCAACAATATAACGTAAATGATTATATACCTGATTTGACATTTGAGGATTATATAACGTCAATTTTAAAGACTTTTAACCTTACAATCATACCAAGATCTGAAAGTGAATTTGAATTAATACCTTTAAACGACTTTTATTCTAAAGGTCAGATTTATGATATAACTCCATATGTAGACATTGACGATATTACCATTTCAAGAATACCATTAAGCAAAAAGAATGAGTTTAAACACGAGAAAACTAACAATTTTCTAAATGAACAATATTCTAAAACTTCTACTCAATCACGAGAATATGGAGACTATATTTATTATGATGAAAATTTAGAAGATGGTGAATTTAAAATAGAAACAAAATTTGGAGATATATCAACAGTTAAGTTAGCAACTGATATGTACGTTGGTTATGCTTTAGATAAAGCTTACAATCCACAAATACAAGCTCCTTTGTTGTTATATGTTGATGATAAAATAACCAAGAATTTTAAAATGACTGATGGTGTTGTTACTTCTACTATAAGCGGTTACAGACCATTCATTCAAGAAACAACAATAAACGGTACAAGGTATTCAATACATTTTTCAAATGAGTTAAGCGTTAAGGATAACACTACATTGTACAACAATCTTTTTTCACAATATTACGCATCTTATTTCTTTGGGCTAACGAATCCTAAAAATAGGCTTACAAACGTTACGACTACTTTTCCTTTGTCGCTACTAACTAAGATTAAGCTTTACGATCGTTTAGTTATAAGAGATAAAAGATATATAATAAACGACATTAAACAGAATCTAACTACAAGTGAAGTAGAATTAAATCTATTACACGATTTTAGACAACTTATCAATGCAACGTTACCAAATGCTTTGCAAAGTGGCGGGCAAATGTCTTTTATTATGCCTGCACCTGATGGTGGTAGCGCGCAAATGAACTTTGAAATATCATTAGATACAGAAGATGGTATTGGATACGAAACAGAAAACGATTTATTATTACTAACGGAATACTCACAAACAGTAAGTGGAGCAAGTCAGTTGGTTACTATCAGTTACCCTCCTATTCAAGAAACGACTTATTTAATTGATAGCTCAGGAAATGAATTAATTACAGATAACGGATTAAACATAGTTTCAAACGAAACAACAGGAAACTATTTTACAATTGATTTCACTCTATTCTATGAAGATGGAAGCGAATATACACAACCTTATAACGTTTTTTACGAATGATTTTAAACATTTTACAACTATTAAAAGTTTCTGATTTCTACGGACAATCGGAACTAATCGACATTGCCAAGGGGCGCAATGAGTTAGACTATTCTATTAAGAAGACGTACAAGAGAGAAAAAAGAAAGTTATTAAGTAAAGCTTATAAGAATGGCAACTAAGAAAGTAATTGAAATTGAGGTTAAGGATAATTTAGATAAGACGTCTAAAGGTATAAACGACTTAAACAAAGAAGTAAAAGATTTAACCAATAGTGCTGATAGATTAGATAAAGAGTTTGAAGATGTATCCAAAACATTTGACGAAGTATACGGAGATTTAAAGCCACTTACAGCACGTTTAGGAGAGGCAGAAGATAGACTTTATGAATTAGCATTGGCAGGAAAACAAAATACTGCTGAATACAAAGAACTATTAAAAGCAACTGCAAATTTTAGACAAGTTCAGATTCAAACTGACATGGTTGTTGATGCTGCTGCTCAAACAATGTCGCAAAAATTAGGAGGGGCTTTACAAGGTGCTGCGAGTGGTTTCTCATTAGTTCAAGGCGCAATGGGGTTAGTTGGTGTTGAAAGCGGAGACGTTGAAAAAGCATTATTAAAAGTTAATAGTGCTATGGCTTTGGCTCAAGGTGTTGAAGGTGTACGAATGGCAATACCTTTATTTACTGGTTTAGCAACAGCAATAAAAACAAGTGTTGTAGGTGCTTTTTCAACTTTAAAAGGTGCAATTGCATCAACAGGAATAGGTCTTTTAGTTGTGGCTTTGGGTGGTTTGATTTATGCAGTTGATGAATACAACGACCAATTAGATGAGGAAATTGACAAAACAAAAAAGGCAAATGAAGCAAATAAAAAATATTTAGATACACTAAATGAAGTAATATCACAAAGAGAAAAGGAAAGAAATAGCAGAAAAGGAGGTTTAAATGATTTACAAAGAGAAATAGACCTTTTAAAGGCAAAAGGGGGAAGTGAATTAGAAATATTTAATAAATCAAAAGAATTAACAAGAAAAGAAATTGATAATTTAAAAATTAGATATTATTCATACGACCAAACTAAAAAAGCTGAACGAGATGCTGCACTTGAAACTTATGAACTATTAAAAGATTTAAAAGGAAAAGAAGAAATACAAGATGCTGAATTCTATAAAAATCAAAAGGAAAAACAAGCTCAAAGAAATAAAGAGGCAAATGATAAAGCAAAAGAATCGGCACAAGAAAGATTAAGGATACAAAATGAAGCTAATCAAAATAGAGTAAAGTTTGAAAATGATTTACTTAAAAGTATTGAAGATTTAGAAAACGAATATTTTGATAGTAAAAAGAATTTACAAGATTTAGAGGTTCAAAAAGTACGTGAAAAATATTTCACTATTATAGAACAAGCAAAAGGTTTTAATCAAGATATAACAACTTTAGAGAAAGCAAGGGATGAAGAAATACAAAAAATAAATCAAAAATATATTGATGAAGCAAATAGCTATAAATTAAAATCAGAAAATGATTTAGCTGAAAGATTAGCACAAATAACACAAGCTAATTATGACGCAATGTTAACAGCTCAGCAATTAGAATTGACAGCAGTAAATGATAAATATTTTGAACTTGAGAATTTAGCTATTAATAACGCTGAAGCACTTGCAGAAATAGAAATTGCTAAAACAAACGACCTCGCAAAGATTAACGAAAAGTATAGAAAAGAACAAGCGCAAAAGGATTTAGAATTACAACTAAATAAAGTACAAATAGCATCAAGTACATTTAGTGCTTTAGGTGCTTTGACAGAAGCCTTTGCAGGTAAAACAGAGGAAGAACAAAAGAAAGCATTTGAAGTTAAAAAAGCGTTTGATATAGCACAAGCTGTCTTGGATGGATATAAAGCAGTATTATCGGCTTATGCACATGGTAACTCAATAGGTGGTCCTATATTAGGGGGGATTGAAGCAGGTGTTGCGGGTGCTTTTGCTATTGCTCAAATACGTAAAATTGAACAATCTACATTCACCCCAAGTACCCCAAGCGTTGGAGGTGGTGGCACAGGAGGACAGCAACAACAAGAACGCATACAAGCTCCTACATTCAACGTAATTGGAGAAGCTAACCAAACACAACAAGTAAGTGATAAACCTGTTAAAGCTTATGTAGTGAGTGGAGAGGTAACAACACAACAATCATTAGACAGAAATAGATTACGCAACGCAACGCTTTAAAATAGTTATTAGGTTATGAAGGAAGTGGAATTAAAAATATCTGATGAGTCAGTCGATGGAGTTTTCGCAATTTCATTAGTTGATCGTCCTGCAATTGAGGAGGAGTTTATTTTATTATCAAAAATAGATGTTCAATTCAAAGTTATAGACGAGTTAAAACGTGAAGTTGTAGGGTTGGTTTTAGTGCCTAACAAGCGAATACTTCGCATGATGAATGGTGAGAAATTTAATATTTATTTCTCAGAGGAAACGATCGCACAAACTCAACTATTATGGATGAAAAACAACTATTCCAAAAGTGCCACTTTAGACCATGAGGTCAAGACTGATGGAGTTACATTTTTTGAAAGTTGGATAGTTGAAGACGAGAAACAAGATAAATCTAATTTATACAATCTAAACGCTAAAAAAGGCAGTTGGGTGATAAAAGCAAAGATTGAAAATGATGAGGTGTTAAAGGGTATTAAAGATGGAACTTATAATGGTTTTTCAATAGAGGGCAAATTTGATGGGTTAAACCAATTGTCAAAAGTTGACGAAGAATTGGAATTGATTAAGGATTTTTTAAATAGTATATAAAATGGAAAAGAAAAAAAAAGCTCCTGCAAGTAGAGTAGGAGGAAAACAAGCGTGCTTATGCAAAGACGGAACATACAAAAAAGAATGTTGTAACGGTAGCACAATAGCACAAGGTATTTATTCGGTATCAGAGCTATCTACTGCTGAAATAATCCAAGAAATTACACCAAGAACTTTTGTAAATGGCAACATTATAAATTAATAAAGTTAATTAGTTATGAAGACAGAAATTTTACAAGCAATAAACACGCTAAAAACTTACCTTGGAATGGAGGTTAAGTTAGAGCAAATGAAGTTAGTTGATGGTGCAACTTTGGAAGCTGATAAATTCGAGGCTGGTTATTCCGTATCTGTATTAAGTTCAGAGGGTGAAATGGTGGCTTTGCCAGTTGGTGAATACGAATTGGAAAGCGGAATGGTATTAGTAGTTACAGAAGAGGGAGTAATTGCTGAAGTTAAAGAAAAAGAAGCAGAGCAAGAAGTTGAAGTAGAAGTTGAAGCATCAACAGAAACTAAACAAGTAGAAGCACAACCGAAAAAAGTTGTTGAATCGAAAGAGTACCATTTTTCATCTGAAGAGATTAAAGCATTAATTGACGAGGTTGAGAATTTGAAAAAAGAAATCATTGATTTAAAATCTGAGAAGTATGTTGAAGAACAACCAACTGACACTGTTGAATTTTCAAAACATGAAGAGGTTAAACCAATTTCTTACAATCCTGAAAATACAACTCCTATGGATTGGACTGATTTAACACCTAAAGCTCCTATGAGTGGATTAGATAAAATTTTAGAAAGAATATATAACAAATAAACAAAAAAGATATGGCTACAAGTTTATCATTAACGACAAGTTACGCAGGTGAATCATCTGCAAAATGGGTATCTGCTGCATTATTAAGCGGAAATACCTTAGCGAATGGAGGTATGACGATTTTACCTAACATTCCTTACAAAACAATTTTGCATAAATTAGGGACTGATGGTCTTCTTAAGAATGCAACGTGTGATTTCGACCCAACGTCAACTGTAACAATTACAGAACGTTCTTTAACATTGGAGCAATTCCAAGTGAACGTTAATTTGTGTAAATCAAACTTTATTACATCATGGCAATCTGCTGAGATGGGATTCAGTGCTAACAAAGTACTTCCTAAATCTTTTCAAGATTACTTCTTAGCTTATATGGCTGATAAGGTTTCTGCTGATGTTGAAACTTCTATTTGGAGAGGTGCTAACGCAACAGCAGGTCAAGTTGATGGTATTGCGACTTTAATTGCTGCGGATGCTGCTTTGCCAACTGCACAAGAAGTAGCGGGTACAACTGTAACTGCTTCAAATGTTATTACTGAGTTAGGGAAAATCGTTGATGCAATACCAGCTGCTTTGTATGGTAAAGAAGATTTAAGAATCTATGTTCCACAAAACATTGCACGTGCTTATGTTAGAGCATTAGGTGGTTTTGGTGCTTCAGGATTAGGTGCTAATGGTACAGATAACAAAGGTACACAATGGTATTCAATGATGAATGATTTATACTTTGATGGTGTAAAATTATTCGTTGCAAATGGTTTATCTTCTAACACTGCTATCGCTACAACTATCGACAACCTTTACTTCGGTGCTGGTTTAATGTCTGATTTAAACGAAATCAAAGTTATTGATACTTCTGAGATTTTAGGAGACCAAAATGTAAGATTTGTAATGAGAGCAGGTATGGCTGTTAACTATGTAAACGCTGAAGAGATCGTTACATATGGTATTACAAACTCTGCAAATTAATATTAACTAATTGTAATTAGGGTGGTGCAAAAAACACCGCCCTTTTTTTTTGAACTTAAAAATATAAAAATATGAGCTGTGAAATTTTAATAGGACGTGCGGAAACGTGTAAGGATTCTGTTGGAGGTCTTAAGAATGTTTACTTTATTAATACAGTACCTGTTGCAACGTTTGATACTACACCATTAGAATCTACGGATGTGATATTAAGTGCTACAGGAGTAACACAATTGTTTAAATTTGAACTTAAAGCAAACGAAAATACATATGTTGAAACTATTGTATCTGATAGAAACAACGGTACAACTGTATTTCAACAAGCTTTAAATTTAAAATTAAAGAAACAAGATGCTACAACGCATAAGTATCTTAAATTGTTAGCTTATGGTTTAGTGAGGGTAGTAGTAGAAAACAACGCAGGGCAGTACTTTTTAGCAGGTTTAGACAGGGGAATGGACGTTTCTGGAGGGACTATTACAAGCGGTGGTGCCTTAGTCGATCACAATGGTTATACCTTAACTCTAAGTGGTGAAGAGAGAATGCCTGCACCATTTTTGAATTGTACTTCTGAATCTACTTTAGCTACTTTATTCGCTTCTGCTACGGTTATTAGTGATAACTCTTTAGTTGATTAATTATGAGCTGTGAAATTTTAATCGGACGTACAGAGCCATGTAAGGACAGCATGGGAGGCTTGAAAAATGTATTTTTTTTCAACGAAGAGCCTACTACAACATTAATGAGTCAATTACCTGCTGAAAATTTTACTGGGTTAGATGTTATCCCATCATATTTAGGCGATACAATTTGTTTTATTGACGATGTAACTAACCTTTATAAATTTGAATTAAAAGCAAACGAAAATACTTACGTTGAAAATGTTTTAAGCGACCGTAATAATGGTACAACTGTTTATCAACAAGTGCTAAATATTAAGTTAAAAAAACAAGATGCGACAACACACAAATATTTGAAATTGTTAGCATACGGAAAAGTTAGAGTGGTGGTTGAAAACAATAACAATCAGTATTTTTTAATGGGTTTAAAATTTGGTGCTGACGTTACAGGGGGTACTATTACAAGTGGTGGTGCTAAAGTAGACCATAATGGATACACTTTGACGCTTACAAGTGAGGAGTTAAAACCTGCACCATTTCTTTATGCAACGAATGAGGGTGCATTAGTAACAAATGCAATTAGTGAATTTCAAAAAGTTCCAAGTATTTTTATTAAAGTATTTAGGGATAGTTCTTTAGTTACTGACAATTCTTTAGTAGATTAATTAAAATTAATACGATTAGACCCTACCTTTTATGGTGGGGTTTTTTTGTTTGAAACAAATTCATTTAAAATGGTTATTAATATATGAATATAGTTGAGCCAATAACAACAAATCAAAGCTTTATCATTAGTCCGAGAGCTCTTGTAAATAGGTTGCGAATAACGGATAAAGAAACAAATATAACTGATGTGGTAAACGTTACTTCTGTGGTTGGAAGTTATTATACTACTGTTACGTTTGCTTATTCTAAATTAAAAGAGGGACACGTTTACAGAATAGAGCTTTATGATACTACATTAACTGAGCCTATTTACTACAAGGGTTTAATGTTAGCAACTGCAAACGAAGATGATTATTCATTGAATAAAAATTACTATACACAAAATACTACTATAAATGAGTTTACAATTTTCGAATAAAGTCATTGAATTAAGTGCCTACGTACAACCCAAAATAAGCGAGGATAAAAGGGAAGACTGGGTTAATTATGGTGAAGACAATAATTATTATCAATTCTTAATTGAAAGGTTCTTAAACAGCGCTACGAACAACGCTATAATCAACAATATTTGTAAATTGATTTATGGTGAAGGGTTATATGCAAAAGATTCATTTCAGAAACCTGAGGACTGGGCGAATGTTATTAGCATTATTTCACAAGAAGAACTTAAAAAATTAATAATTGATTTATATTTATTAGGTCAAGGAAGTTTACAAGTTCATTACAATGACAGACACGATAAAGTAATTGAGATTTTCCATATACCTCAACAATTGTTAAGACCTGCAAAATGCAATGAAGATGGAGAAATAGTTACACAATATTACTCAGATAATTGGCAAGACGTTAAAAAATTTAAGCCTAAACCATTTCCAGTATTCGGAACGTCAAAAGAAAAGATTGAAATATTGACAATTCAACCTTATAGCGTTGGTATGAAATATTTTAGCTATGTTGATTATCAAGGTGCATTGGATTATGCTGTATTGGAAGAAAAAATAGCAGAATACCTTATAAATGAGGTAACTAACGGATTTTCGCCAACGACTGTACTAAATTTCAACAATGGGCAACCTGCGGACCAAGAAAAAGACGACATCACTAATAGAATAATGAACCAATTAACAGGTTCAACAGGCAAGAAGTTAGTAGTATCTTTT